GAAAGACAAGGGCATACCCGTAGATGCATACGGAATAGCTAAAAGAAATCTCGATAAATATTCCAAAATCAAACTTGAGGATATTAAAGAGAATGTAGAGCTTCAAGAAGCAGTTGTATCTAAGATGCTTGAACTAAGAAACTTCAGTGCTGACGAAATAAAAGAAGAAATTGAAGGTTATAAAACTTTAGAGACTTTGGAATCTAAAGCTGAAAAAGCCGTTCCAATGATTCCGAAAGTATACGAAAAGCAAATCACTGATATCGAAGAGAAAGCCGAAGCAGACCAACAGAGTGCAAAAGATAACATCCGACAAGGTGTTGCTAGAATGAAGCAAACGGTTGAAACGACTCCTGAGATTATTCCGGGAATTAAATTAACCAAACCCAATCGTGCTGGTATTATGAAATCAATGACAGAGCCGGTTGCTAAAGATGCAAACGGAAATCCATTGAACCCTGTAATGCACACCAGAAGTAAGAATCCCGATGCCTTCGAAATGATGCTTCATTATTATCATCAACTCGGATTGTTTAACATAGATGAGAACGGACAAATGAAACCTGATTTTAGTAAGATTGTAAAGACCGCAAAGGTTGAAGCAACTGATGAACTGAAAACTATTTTTGAAAGTAAAGAGAAAAAAGTTTCAGGAAAAACTAAAACAATTCAAACACAAGATGATGAACTAGATGAGTTCGATAGAGCTTTCGGAAGATTATAATTATAAATGAGTAAACCCTTTTAAAAACGGTAAAAAATGAAAATTTCACCATTTCAACTTTATGAATCAGAGGATATAACTGGTCTAGTAACCAAGTCACACTTGGGCTACAGGTTCGGTATTGAGCCTCAACAAGCGTCTAAAGTTGCAACTATGATTCATCAAGCGAATCTTGGTGCAACAGTAAATGCTTACTTAAACCAGTTTCCTACTAAAACATTTGAAACTGATGATGACTTTACGTGGGACATAACAACCAACGGAAAGAAAAATGTACCTCTAGCAAAAGCCGAAGGTACTTTAGGTACAACAGCAACGGCTGCTACTCGAATTGGTTTTAACTATTCAGAGTTTTGGTTGTACTTCTACGAAGCTTACTTTACTGACGTTAACGTCATTGTAGGTGAACGTAACGAAGTTTATCCTATTCAGGTTCTTGAAGACCCGAAAAATGTAGGTGGACTTTGGAGATATAGATGTCGTCTTGTAACAGGTGATCCTGCATTGTTTATTCCTTCAGAGGAAGTAGCTGCTGGAAAACGTTTCAGCAAAGACTTCTCACTAGTTGAGAAAGAACTGTCTGTTAAAGGTGGTGGTGTTCACTACACGTTCCCATATAAAATGATGAACGCTTTTACAATGATTCGTATGCAAGATACAATTCCGGGTAACATGATCGAAAGACCTGTTAAATTCTCTTGGATTGATCCTTCTACGAAAAAATTGATGACTACTTGGATGGATTATCGTTCATACGAGCTAGAAATGCAATATCAAGATGAGATTAACCATTTGATTGTATATTCAACGTCTAACAAGACTGCTGAAGGTACATACATGCAACGTGGTAAATCAGGTAGAGTAATGCAAATGGGTGCTGGTATTAAGCAACAAATGGAAGCTGCTAACTACAATACCTACAACTCTTTCGATATTAAGAAATTTACTGAAATGCTTCTTGACATGACCGTAGGTAAGGTTGTTATGGGACAGCGTGAAGTAACTGTTCTTACTGGAGAATGGGGAATGTACCAATTCCACGAAGCTCTTGAGAGCTATACAACTCTGTATACACCTGCTCGTGATACTTCTAGAATTTATTCTGGAAAAGGAAACACAATGGGATTCAGAGGTCAGTTCTTAGAGTATATTGGACCTAACGGTATCAAGGTAAATATTGTTCATGATGCACTGAAAGACGACTTTGCACGTAACAAGATTTATTATCCCGGTGGACAAGGACTTGCTGAGAGTCGTGTTTATGACATCATGAACATGGGTACTTCTGATGGAAGCCCTAATATTCAGAAAATAGCACTTGACAAGTTTGGTGATATCCGAGGATATGAAGCGGGTCTACGTGATCCTTTCACAATCGGACAAGCGGTTAGAATTATGAGTAATCCTAAAGATGCATGGACGGAGCACAGAGCCTACACAGGTGGAGCTATTGTTTATGATCCTACAAGGACTGCAACATACAAACCAATCATACTTTAATAATTTAAAATAGAAGATAATGGCTAAGAAAGAAGAAGGAATTGTTGAAGCAGGTAATGAAGAGACTGCTGTGACACAAAGAAAAGCTACCCAAAAAGTAGCGACCGATACGAAAGCGTTTTCGTTACCTAATACTAAGGTCCATGTGAAGCCCATCGTTCGAGGTGGACGATGGCTTCCCATAGGACATTCAGGAGCATTTATGTATGATCATACTGTTCTTGGAATACAGGTTCCTATTGATAAGCAATCTGGAAGATTAAAAAATCCTCTTACAAAAGAGGAACAAGAGTTCTTTGAAAATTATGCAGGTCTTGATTTAAAAAAAGGTGATCTGAATCCTTACAGGAAAACAGACAATTTTTGGATGGACCTTAGAATATCAATTCGTAAGAACGAAGAGATTGTAGATGATAAGACTATTCTCATGACACTTGATTTAAGTGATCCGATGGACTATATTCATTATAAAGTTCTTCTTACAAACACTGCTCCCGATGGAGGTATTGTAGCTCCCAGTTGGCAGGATAAGTTTATGAGTGGAACATATAGAATTGCATTAGTTCATGAAGGTCAGCAGAATACCGATAAGGTTAAACGTGCTGATAAGATGGAAAAAGTTTACAAGTATCTGAGTAAAATTGATAGTTCAGACGAAGCTATGTTTGATTTCTTAACAATCTATTATTTAGAGAATGGGAAAAGCAAACGTCCTTCTGAAGATTCAGGTAAAGATTTTTACAAGTCTGAAATTCAAGACTTAATTGATAATAATCTTGATGAAATTGTTAATATTATTAATGATGCAGAAAACTATGAATATAAACTTCTTGTTCACAGAGGTCTTAAAATCCAAGCATTAGTTATGGTGCAAGGAGATAAGATCGAGACTGTAGATGGACGACCAGTAGGAAATAGTTTAAAGCAGGCGATTCAATGGTTTAAAGATGACAGACATCAAGACGACTACTTAACATTAAAGAATCAAATAGAACTTGCTAAATAATGACAGCAACAGAAATGGGATATGAATTCGATATTGGTTATGATCGTATAACCAATTTCGATGCTCCCGGTATAGAACCAAAAGAGAAATCAACATTCCTGACAAAGGCTCAGGAAGAATTGGTACTCGATGCACTCGATAATAATTCTTATGATGAGAAGTTTAAACGAGTAACTGATGTACTTAAAACATATTTGGCTATACCTTCAGGTTCAATGAGTCCCGGTCCTTATGGTAGCAGTTCTGAGTATAGTTCACTTATAGCAACTCTACCCTCTACAGCATTAAAAGTAATTAATGAAAGGGCAACTCTTACAGCAACAAGTACTCATTTCTATCCTGATACAGTATTCTTAAATGTTAAAGTTAAACCAATTGATGATGATTACTTTCATCTAAATATTAAGAATCCTTATAAGAAACCAACACACGAATTAGTGTGGAGAATGGATTACGGAGCATCAAGTGTTTCTAAACTTGTATGGATAGTTGATGCTAAATTAGCATTAACAAATGTAACAGTACATTACTATACAAAACCTGCTCCTATTATAGTGATGGATGTTCTTTAAGTACTAGGAGATGGTTCTATAGACGATGTAGCCTTTTCAGGTTTTACCGCAAGTGATCAGGACTGTATACTTAACAAAATAACACATCGAGAAATCGTTGATAGAGCAGTGAAGCTTGCTTATGCAGCTCTGCAAGATGAAAAAGGATTTCAGATTAGTTCTGCAATGGAACAACAAAAATAATTATAACGTAAAAATGTGAAAAAATGGATTCAAGAAAAATCACAAACACAAACCACAGCTTAGGATTTAGCACTAAAGCTGATAGTGCGGTGGTAAGAGGTAAATTTTACAATCAGTTAAAAGACGATTTTGATGCTAATTTTAGTGATAATAGTGCTGTTACTGTAGACAGTGTTCTTGCAAAAACAGGAGCAACAGCAGGTGGTCCGTTAGTAAATGGACAATTACCTACAACATGGGTTACTTATTTTGAAGATTTTATTGTAGGAGGAAGTGTTGCCGATGATGAACTGGCAAGTGAATCTGGTCCCGGTGGGAATTTATTTGCTGAGGTAGCGGATGCTGCTGAATATTTAGTTACTTTAACTACAGTTGGTGAACTTCAGGCTTGTAAGATGGCAACAGGAGTAGCAAAAGGTGGATGGGTTGACGTATTAACAGTTGGAACTCAAAATCATCCAGTAAACGTACAAGCAAATGGTACACCTTGGATGCTAGAAGCAACTAAGGAACTTTATTTTGAAACCAGAATTATGGTTGAAGATGTGGACCAATGTGATTGGTTCGTAGGTTTATCTATTGCAAGTACAGATATACTTGCTAGTGGAGTAGGTACTGTAGATGATATTATCGGATTTGTTGGTCTTCATACGACAGCAATTCAGTTTATATCTAATGAAGTTGGTACAGATACAATTGATGCTACTGCTGGTTTAATAGCAGATGGTAGTATTGCTACAATCTCTACTACAGCAGTAACCTTAGCTTTCGCTTGGGATGGTGTTGGAACAGTAACTTATTATGTAGATGGTGTTAGTGCTGGTACTATAACTACAACAGCAGATGACGTTAATCAAGATGAAGCAATGTCTGTTGCTTTTGTATGTGATAACAGTGTAGGAGCAAGTGCAGAACGTATGTGGATTGATTATATATATGTAGCTCAAGAAAGATAATAATAGATTATAACATAGACCTTTTAACTTAATATTTTTTAAAAATATACAAAAAAATAACAAACGATAAAGATTTTTTTAACTTAATACTTTTATAAAATGGAAACAATTAAAGACGTAAGTCAATTATTCATTGCTTTAGCTGGTGCAACTACTGGTACAATGGAAGAAGACACTATCAGTAGTTATGCTGATATGACTGATGGAGAAATTTCTCTTTGTGATCATAAGAACTATGTACTAAACACTTCAGGTGCTTTAGTAGC